ATCCCCTGTTGGCCATCCGGGACCGTTCACCTTTAGGTTCGGGTCGCGTGTTTCCACATCGATTGCAATCTTAGATGCCCCAGTAATATCGGGCAGCTCTAAAGGTGGAACCCATTCGTTCTTGTTAGCGAACATTGCCATTTGTAAACTCATTCTAAACGTCCTTTGTTGGTACGGTCTTGCAAAGCTCGTATGACCAGTGCATCTCTTCTTCGTCTTGTACGACATCTAACCGCGGGTCATCGCCCATGGAGTATCGCAAATACCAAACACTTTTTTGTTTATCCTGCTTGGAGTCTTCGTTCTTATTATCCATTCGCCATATATATTTAAACGCTGCTATCTCGGCATAGATGTTAACTTTGTCCTGCCCAAACGCTGCAACCATCGCGTCAATACATTCGATCTCACTGTCTGCGTAATGACTAGGTTGTGAAACCATTTTGTCTTTACTCATATCAAATCCTCTTCTTCTTTAAGGTCTTCTAAACTAGCTTTAGAAAAGAATGCCGGAGTCTGATCCCCGACCCATGATCCGAGAATGTTAAACTCGAAAAATTCTACTGCCTCGTCATACGTCATCCCGTCTCGGTAGACTAATATGCCAAGAATCTTATCTGTATCGTATAGGACAACCGACTCTTGTCCGCACCTTTGAACAAGGCCCATAATGGCGGCGTTATACCCATCTGCTTTTAGCATGTCCTACTCCTGTCAGTGTTTCGGTTTATTGATGTTGCCAGTAGCTACAAAGTCCTTCTCATCTTTATCCCAATCAAACGTCACACCGTGCGACACTTGCTCGGTAGGCTTGGTAAACATAGGGTCTTCCTTCATATCTTTAGAAACCTTAGAGACCCACTCTTTCCAACTCATTTTTTGTAATTCTTTCATAGATCATAACTCCTCGTTACATCTTCAGCGTCAACGATAAATAGATTTTGCTTGGTGCGTGTTACGCCGACATAAAACACGCGGTGCATATCATCCGGATTAATGCGCATTTCGGTATCTGCTGCTGGACTGAGGTCCGTGAACAGTACAACGTTATCCGCTTCGCCACCTTTAGAACCGTGGATCGTGGACGCAGTAATACGGGGTATCCCATTAAACTTCTCGCCCCGTCGTAGCAGGGCCGTGATGTAGGCTCTGTCTACTTCGGGCAGCTTATCCATAGCTTCGGACCAGATCATAGACTTATCGGCTTGTAGGCCGTATTTCTCAATCAGAACCCCCATTGTTATAAGGTCGTGATCGTCCAAGCCAGTAAGCTTCTTATAGCCCCTCAACACTCGGGTGCCGGTAGACATAAAACTGTATATCTTACGTGCTACTTCCCCAGAGATTTCTTTACCTTTGCGCAACTGCTCCCACCCGTTAACCGAATCAGACAGCTTCTCGCTAATGCTCCGATGGCCGCGGTAGTTGAACAGGTAACCACTGGACTTCAGGTCACTTGCCACAGGCTGTAAATGGTATCCCGCTTGAGACAGTATTAACCAAGACCCTTCCGACATATCTAACGCCGCAATGGTGTTGATACGAGTCACCTTACCGGGCTCCTCCTTGGGTTCGTACTGTTTCGGAAACCTTCGGTTTATGCGCCGTACAACATTCTCAGCAAGGTGGTGGACCGACTGGGGTATCCGGTAAGACTGCGACAATGTTTCAGAGCCGCCCGGAAGATTAATAAAGTGATCCACGTCTGCGCCTGCCCATCGATAGATAGCTTGGTCATCGTCACCTGCACAATACATTCTTTTAGAATGCCCATCGATAGCGTGAGCTAGTTCCCATTGCAGTGGACTTAAATCTTGTGCCTCATCTAAGAAGCATAGATCGAAGTCAGGGCAGAAGGTATCAGCCCCTTTAACGAACTCCGCCAACATGTCGGTGAAGTCATAAAGCCCCATGCTTTCTTTGTACTCTCGGAGACATTTATCAACATAGTTGACAGTGTTCCAATCGGGCTCAAGGTTGCTTTGGTTGTACTGTTCTCTTAACGGGACCTTTCTCAAACGGGCTAGGTTAATCAGCCCGAGTATAGGATCGTTACTGGCAACCATAGAGGGGATGTCGTCATCAAAGCTCCCGGCTTTTGTTCCGCCAAGCGTTACGCCTATAGAACGACTAAGCTCCCGGAAGTGTGCTTCTTGCATCACCTGCTCGGGTCTAATGTCTGTCATGGTTAACGCAAGGGAGTGCAGTGTTCGGAAGTAGATCAGGTCCTTTTTGGGGTCCAGATTAAATCGTGCTGCGGCACGTTCTTTTGCTTCGTTGGCCGCTTTCCGTGTAAAGGCTAGGAAAGCAATGCGGTGCGGATGTGTACCCGCTTCTAAGGCTTCATCTACCATGTTCAACAACGTGGTAGTTTTACCTGTTCCCGGTGGTCCAAATATTCTAAACATCCTTGCCCTTCTCCCGGCTATATATCTGTTGGACTCTCTGCTTAGAGATGCCAAAGTATTTAGCGACTGCCGTCATCGTCATAAGATCATTGTCAATCATCTGAATGATCTCCGCATTACGGCGTTTGCTATATTCTTCAAAAGTTAACTCGACCATTAGAAAGGTGCTCCCTGCTGATTTCCGAACTTGGGTGTATCAATATCAATGTCGGAAGTATCAAACGCAGGTATCTGCCAAACACGAACAGCACGACCTTTAATCTTGAGCACAACACTAGAGCCGTTGATATCACGAAGACGTTGAGCAATACGGTGAGACTTGTACTCGAAGAACTTATTCTTCTTCAGGAAGTTCTCGAAGTCTTTTAATCTAAAGAAAGTAATATTCTGCTCTTCATCTGTCCAAGGACGACGTAGTAGTATTTCTTCCTTATCCTGTGCGACCTGCAAATGGCGACAGAACTCTTCAAGATAGTCGTAGAACTGGCCGCTTATACTGGCGTCTACAGCTACTTCCATGATGGCGCTTTCATTGTCCTTCATCTCGTTCAGAAGGGTGCTTATACGGCTTTCCCACTGTTGTTTAGCCACTGACCTTGGCATGAAGTTAAGCTGCTCCATACAGGCTTTCTGGAAGGTCATCTGATTCATTAAAGCGTCAGTGTCCATTTCCAAAGGCTCGCCGTTTACGTCCATAAACCACACAGGTGGAGTAGAGTTATATTTCCGGAGATTAGCAATAGTAGCGCCTGCAATCGCAGCACCAATGCCGAACTTACGTGTCCGGCAAAGCTCTTTGTTACAGTGTGAGTTGATAGGGGAATCGTTGCACTTATAGGCGTAATCTTTCCGCTCTACCTGCTTGGCAACTACGTTGACCTCACCGAGCGGTAACGGCGGAGCAATGTACTCCATGTTGTACCGAAGTATTTCTGACTCCCAACTATCTGGATACGCTTTTCGTAGATACACCCCGATATTGAACAACCCATTATTGCGTCCGCCTTCGCTAATGCCCTGCTTACAGAGTATTTGTAAACATGGGGGACCGTCCTGAAGCAGCTTGGTTTCACCACCCCCAATGACTTGTAGCTTAACGACTTCTTCGGGAGTTTGAACAAATCTTTGGTGTATTTCTATAAACTCTTCGATAGTTGCAGAGGTGCCGTCGTCTAAAAAGGCGTACCGAAGCCCTCCTTCGTGATCGTAATAGGGTAGGTTAAGAAAGTTACCTACATCACCACGGTCTAAGTGCAACCTGATCTGCTTTGGGAATATCTCGCTCTCACCGTAGCCTAATGCTGCGGCCATAGATTGGAGAGCTTTCTGCATGTCTTTGGCTTCAGTCCACGCCGTGGTGAACAAGAAGCAATGTGCCCCGCCTGATTTAGAGCGGCACACAACAAGGGGTAATTTCATACGGCGGATTTTATCCACCAACAATTTGTGATCTAGGGGGTATTGATCAATATCTATACAGCCCCACTTACAGTTGTTCTCTTCGTTTATTGGAATAATACCAAGACCGTTACCCGTGCCGCTTAAATGGTCTTCCCAAAGTTGTTTGGTCTGAGGTTCGCGAAGAACGCCCGCCTTACCTTGGGCCTTGCCGTTAGCACCGGTTTTTTCAATCTTAAAGTAGCCGTGAGCTACCTTGAGGCCATCGAATATGGCCATGAATTTTTCTACTGACATTACTTGCCCCCATACGGAAAAAAAGGTGGGGCACCATGCCCCACCTGAACGCTAGTTTTTTAAAATGGTATGTCAGCGTTTGGACTTTCTTCATCCGTATGTTTAACAACAACGTCACCGCTAGTGATACTGTCGGCAAAGGCTTTTGCTCTACCGTACAGGCCAGCATCCGCAATGGCACTATCCACAGACATTTCCCAACCGTGCCACGAACCTTTGGAGTTTTCCTCAGAGATCGTTTTCAGGTGGTAGATGTGTGAGAAGCGTGGAGGGGTAAACGGCCCTTTTGATCCTTGCATCGAACGTGACGCCATCATGCTATTCCACTTACGCGACTTTTTAAGCTGCGTAGATTTCATTGCAATCAAAGCTGTCTCGAACGCTCCGTCTTCCCCAACTAGGACTACGAAATGCTGATGTGTTTCCTCGATATACTCACCACTACCGTCGGCAACATAGTCTTTGTTGTCATCGCTAGAGCGAGCTGTTTCGGGACGCACGTCACCGGGCTCGTAAATTGCCGTAGGTGCACCGCTCCCCATGCCACGGGGTGCCCATTGAATAAATCTACGCTGATAAGCACAAGGGATCACTCGGATACCTTCCTTACCTTTGTAAACTGTTCCGGTTACGGTGTTGTAAATATCACCCTTACGAGCCACTTCGTTTTCGTCCAATATAGGGTCATTGCCTGAAAGAACTTTTAGGAAAGGAAGAGCTAAGTCTTCTTGTCCCATGTTCTCCATGCCCTGACCTGCGTCGGCTTCAAACATTGATGGATCAAATTCCGCCATTGCGGTTGATTCTTTTTTTGCTACTACTTTTGCTTGTGTCATTTTATTTTCCTCGTTTAATAACTGCACGTTGACCTACCCAAGCCCCAAATAACTCCATTGGGAACTCCTCTCCTGCCTCACATCGTTCTTTCACAAACGCACGTAGCGTCTGAGGGTGAATCTCAGTTTTCTGTTGTGGTATAAACCCCTGAGTTTCTGCGAACTGTGAGAATGCGCTTGCTTGATCATCTTCACCCCGACCGAACTGGCACATGACAGTGTTTTTAATAATGTCGTCGTACTGGTGGTCACGTAACCACTCATAAGCGGTTGGGCGATTTTGAACGAGTATGGATGCTCCATACGTTTGTTTGACTTCGACGGTACTACCGTCATCTAGGGCAAACGAAGAGATACCAATTTCAGCAAGCATTGCAGGCATTTCTTCATCAGTGAGCTTCTGAAGGTCTTTCTTGGATTCCTTGAGAGATTTCTCAAGAGTTTCAATCTTTACTTCTTTGTCTCTGATTTGGCGGGCCAACCCGGCTACCGAGGTAAGGCCTTGTTGGTCTATCTTCTCAACACTGGTTGCCTGCTTATTTTCAAAGTCGGCCTCCATCATATTTGTTAAGTCTTCATTCATAACTTCTCTCCTTCGTGGTTAAAGGCACCTTTTGGGCCTTGACAAATGTAGATATTATCTTATATCCTACACATGTCAAGCGGTTTTAAAAAAAAGAGGAAAATTATGCAGGGCTATAACTACGAGACTACTCCTTATGACCACCAACGGGTTGCGCTGGAAGACTCGTGGTCCGCGGAATACTACGCGCTGTTCATGGAAATGGGCACGGGGAAAACCAAGGTAGCTATCGATACGATGGCTGTATTATATGAAGCGGGGAAGTTAAATTCCGTGTTAATTATAGCGCCGAAAGGTGTTTACGACAACTGGGTCAAAGGTGAGATACCTATCCACCTGCCAAAGCGCATACCTCGTAAGGTGTGTCGATGGACCCCCTCTAAAACTAAACGGTTTGAGGAGGAGCTTACTGACTTTATTGTCGATAGAGAGCCCTTCCTGAAGATTTTTGTTATGAACGTAGAGGCGTTTTCTAGCCCGCGTGGAACAGATGCTGCAACTGCCTTCCTGTATCAGAACCCGGCGAACATGGTTATTGTGGACGAGTCTACAACTATAAAGAACCGTAAAGCAGCTAGGACCAAGAACATCATGGCCTTACAGAAACGGTCTAAGTATCGCCGCATATTAACGGGATCACCTATTACCAAGAGCCCTATGGATTTGTTTAGCCAGTGCGCCTTTCTGGAGGATAAGTCGCTAGGCTTTAATAGCTATTATGCTTTCCAATCACGGTACGCGAACATCCAACAGCGGACCATGGGCCATCGCAGCTTTCAGCAGATCATGGGTTACCGTCGTTTAGACGAGCTTGCTGAAAAGTTAGACACCTTTAGTAACAGGGTGCTCAAGATGGACTGCCTAGATTTACCTGCCAAGGTGTATATTCGACGCGACGTGGAACTGACCCCGGAGCAGGACCGTCTATATAGGCAGATGAAAAAGTTAGCTTTGGCTAAGTTAGAAAGCGGGGAGTTGGCAACAACTGCTAGTGTACTGACACAGATTATGCGTTTGCAGCAGATTTGCTGCGGCCACCTCATGCCTGACGAAGGTGAGATACAGCTCGTAAAAAGTAACCGGTTAAACGAGCTTATGAACGTGGCTGAAGAGTTACAGGGTAAAGCAATCATTTGGGCGACGTATACGCACGACATCCAACAGATAGCCGAGGCCCTGCGCGACCGTTTCGGGCCCGATTCGGTCGCAACCTATTATGGGGATACACCTCAAGACGAAAGGCAGGAGATTGTTAATGCTTTCCAAGACCCGCAGAACCCGTTGCGGTTCTTTGTGGGACAGCCCAAGACAGGCGGTTATGGCATTACGCTAACTGCGGCAAATACCGTTATTTATTTTAGCAACAGTTACGATTTGGAGATAAGACTGCAATCAGAGGATAGAGCGCACCGTATCGGACAAACCAACAAAGTGACGTACATTGACTTAGTTTCACCCGGCACCATCGACGAGAAAATCTTACAAGCTTTAAGGGATAAGGTAGATATAGCTGGTCAGGTACTACGTGAAGATACTAAGAGTTGGTTGCGGTAACTACGACTTTTTAGACTTCGCGCCTGAACATTTCCAACGTTTTCGTGACAAGTTGTTGGGAGTGTTTGGGTCGTTTTGTTTCTTCTTAGACAGCCCTTTCTTTATGCCAAGGCTTCTTGCACAGTAGCTGTCACCTTTTGAGGTCCCTGCACGAACTCTGGGACCACCGCCTTTAGCCTTTCCGGCTTGTCCGTAACTAACCTTTTTGCCGGAAGAAGTTACTTTAACTTTTGCTTTGCCTTTTGCAGGTTTTTTTGTAGGCATCTTTAATAGACCGTCATGCCGTTGGGTAGCTGCTGAGTCAAAGACATTCCCCCGGATTGGTACGGTTTCTCAGATGGTCCGCCACCCCGCTGTATCGGAGGAGGGATGTTTTGCTGGTATTGACTCATTAGGCCTTTTTGATAAGACCCGCCACCGTAACCAAAGCTTTCTTCCGCGCCAAAATGTGCGCGTTCGGCTTGATCTACCATGTCGATAAACTCAGAGACTTGTTCTTGAG